GCCAGCGAAGAAATGAAGATGGCAAGCGGGCAGTATGACGCATCACTAGGCGCGAAGTCGAACGAAACATCGGGCCGCGCAATCATGGCCCGTCAGCGCGAGGGCGATAACGCGACATTCCACTTTATTGATAACGTCGCAAGGGCGATCCGTTTTACCGGCAAGATTTTGGTTGACCTGATTCCGAAGGTTTACGACACGGCGCGGGTTGTGCGGATTTTGGGCGAGGACGGCAAAGAGGACAAGGTGAGCATTGACCCTGGACGCCAAAAGGCGGTGCAGAGCGATAAAGACCCGGTAACCGGTGCAATCAAAGAAATTTACAACCCTGGCGTGGGGCGATATGACGTAACCGTCGCCGTTGGCCCAAGCTATGGCACCAAGCGGCAAGAAGCGTTTGAAGCGCTGACTGAGATGTCGAGCCGCAATCCGCAACTGTTGCAGGTTGCTGGCGATCTGATTATGAAGGCCGCTGATTTTCCGATGGCCGAACAAATTGCAGAGCGCCTGCAAAAAACCTTGGCCCCAGAGTTGCAAGACAAGAAAGACGGGGCAGAGGAAGTGCCAGCCCAAGCGCAGGCGGAAATTGCGCAGCTCAAGCAATCGGTCCAGCAACTGGACGAGGCGCTACAAAACGCGGCGGGCGAAGTGGAAAAGTTAGAGGCTGAAACCGCCGACAAGTCGGGCGACACGGAAATTAAACGTATCGACGCAAATACAAAGGCTTACGACGCAATCACGAAACGCCTGCAAGTGCTTGGACCGCTATTAAGCGCCGCAGAACTTCAGGCATTGGCCGCTGAAACGCAGCGCGAGGCGATGGTGCAACCCGACCCCGGCCAGCCGCCACCTGAATCAATGGGCATCCCCGAGCAGCTAGAGCCGCCCGACATGATGCAAGAACAAACCGAACCCGCCCAGCCAGCGGGTTTTTTTACGCCTGAACAGTAAGGCCAGCCAACACCACGAAAGCCGCTTGTTAACGCAGGCGGCTTTTTTCATGTCCGTACTTGTCCGGTCTGACAAGGCATTACTTGGATTAATCCATGAACGAAGAAGCGGAAACAGCGACACCGGCTGAGCAGGGAACCCCTGCGGAACAGGCGCAACAGGTCGAAGCAACCAGCACGGAAGCGACCACCGAGCGAACGCAGGAAAGCACCCCCGAAACGCCAGAGGACAAGGCTAAGAAAGAGCCTTGGTTTCAAAAGCGCATCGGCGAGCTAACCCGTGAAAAGTACGAGGCAAAACGACAAGCTGAAACCAACGCAGAGGAAGCGCGCCAATACCGCGAAGCCTTTGCACGGACGCAGCAGGGCGAGCAAACGACGCAGCAGCCAGCGGGGCAGGTGAATTTTTCACTTGTTCAGCAGGAGGCTGCGCGAATGGTCGCACAGGGACGGTTTGACGAGGCATGCTACAAGGTGCACGCGACAGGCATATCAGAGTTCCCGGACTTTGACGCAGCGCTGTCGAATCTTCAAATGGTCGGGGTCAATCGGGACTTTCTCGAATTGGTTTCAACCGGCGATGCGGGCGCAAAGCTCATTCACCACCTTGGATCAGACCTTGACGAAGCCGCCCGGATTCTGTCGATGCCCCCCGTACAAATGGCCCGCGAACTGACCCGGCTCGAAATAAAGCTAGGACAGACAACGGCCAAGCCCGTCTCCAAAGCCCCCGCGCCAATCACGCCCGTCAACGGTGTGTCAGGCGGCTCGAAGTCACCGTCAGAGATGACAGATGCCGAGTTTGCCAAGTGGCGCAAATCGCAAATCGCTCAACGTTCTTAAGGAAAAATCATGGCAAATAGTCTCGTTACCATCGACATGGTGACCCGCGAAGCCCTGCGCATCGCTCACGAAAAGTGCCAATTTATTGGTACAACCGACCGTCAATATGACGACTCCTACGCCAAAACCGGCGCAGCGATTGGTGCCAGCCTGCGCGTGCGCAAGCCTAACCAGTACACGCGTACAACCGGCTCCCGCGTAATGGATGTTCAGGACCAGACTGAACAAACCGGCACCATCACTGTGGCAACGCAGGATCACGTTGATATGCGTTTCAACTCTGCGGAGTTGGCCCTGTCTATTGACGAGATCAGCAAGCGCTACATTGAACCCGCTGTTTCTGTGCTGGTCTCCGGCATTGAGGCTGATTATCTGGCCTTCGCCACCAAGGCAACCGCAAACACCGCAGGCACCGCAGGCACTGCGATCACTACCCTGGTAGTCCCTGGCGCCGCACGCGCCAAACTGAATCAGAACTTGGCCCCAAAGGATGGCAACCGCTTTATCCAGATGGACTCGGTGACGATGGGCGGATTGGTTAACGGTGCCGCCGCGTACTTCAACCCCGGCGCGGACCTGTCCAAGCAATACCGCGAGGGCATCATTGCCCGCACGGCGATGGCCGATTACTACGAGAACGAGCGCATGTGGACGCTGCCTAACTCGGGTGATGTGGCTGGCGAAGTCAACAACGGCACCCTAACCAGCGGCATTACATCGCTGACCGTGGACGGCCTGACTGTTGCGCCAGTCGCTGGCATGGTGTTCACCATCGAGGGCACCTTTGACGTGCACCCCGAAACGAAGGTTGCATATGCAAGCCTTAAGCAGTTTGTGTGCTCTGCTGGTTGCACGACCACTAACCTGGTGTTTACGCCAGCGGTGATCTATGACACCACCAGCGCCCTGCAAAACTGTTCCGGCGCGCCGACCGACAACGATGACATCACCTTCGTCGGCGCGGCCAGTACAAACTATGTGCAATCCTTGATGTACCACAAGGAGGCATTCCAGTTTGTTACGGCTGACTTGCCGCTGATGGCCCGCTCCGAGAAGTGCGTACGCCGTATGCAGGATGGCTTGTCCCTGCGCGTCTGGCAAGACTCGGACATCCGCAACGACGAGCTGCTGATGCGTATTGACATCCTGTACGGCATGGCCGCACTGCGCCCCGAATGGGCCTGCCGAATGATCGGCGCGGCAAACGCCTAAGCAAACGGGCGGCCTAACCCGCCGCCCAATCAACACTTAAAGGAAAAATCATGGCTACTATTTCGGCAAACTTTGAGCGGGTCAGCTACGGCGCACCCGATGGCTCAATTCAAACTGGCGAACACCGTCAGGTTATCGACGGCGTGGGCGCAACCCGCACTCTGCTGCCCGAGGAATCGGGCGCTCTGTGTCTGTTCGACGCCGCCGCTGGCGTGGTTTACACGCTGCCCGCTGCTGTTCCTGGGCGTCAGTTCGAGTTCAGCACAACCACGGCGATTACATCGAATGCGGCGAAGGTCATCACCAACGCTGCAACGGTGTTTATTGTTGGTTCAGTGATGGGCGGCTCGTTGACCGTCGCTGACTCCAGTGATGTGTTTCAGGCCAACGGAACCACACACGTAGCCATTTCATCGAATGGCACGACCACGGGCGGACTGATTGGCGGCAGCTACAAGCTGACCTGTATCAGTTCTACCAAGTGGCTGATTGAGGGCGATTTTGTAGGCTCTGGCACCCTGGCCGATCCATTCGCAACGTCCTAAGTGGTAAAGGGTGGGCTCAAAAGGCCCGCCCTTACCCTTTATCCAAAAAGGATTCCCAATGGTTTACATGAAGCACTCTGAGCACGGCAATGTGCACGTCGAAGATGCAGAGGTCAGCGCCCGTGTGGCTGATGGCTGGGTGGTATGGCCGCGCAGCAAGGAAGCCAAGGCTCCAAAAGTTACTGCGATTGTTATGCCGGTCAACGCATTGCAAGCCAAGCGCGCCTACATCCGCAAGGCGTAAGGTATGAGCACAGTAGCGGAAGTCTTGGGCTGGGCGCTAAGAGATGCGAGCGTTACGGGCGAAGGTGAAACCGCGTCTGCCGCAACAACATCCGACGCTTTTGAAACACTCAAACAATTGATGGCGCTGTGGCAAGTAGAAAACGTCTTTGTGTACGCGCAGAGCGAATCCAGTTTCGTACCAACTGGCGCGGTCAGCTATACAGTCGGAACGCTTGGCACGGTTGCCATAAGTAGGCCCGCCAAAATACTTTCAGCATTCTGGCGGCTTAACGCGCTGGATTATCCAATCGAGATTTTGCAGACGTTTGAGGAATACCAGGGCATTGTGCAGAAAACGCAGGCTGGCGAGCCTGATTTGCTTTATTACAACCCAAGTTTTTCTCTTGGCAGGCTTTACCTGCACCCGCAGCCGTCAACCGGCACCGTGCACTTGATTACGGAAACAAAGTTTGCAGACCTGGCAAGCACGGCTACAGATATGAGCCTGCCGCCAGAGTACACGATTGCGATACGCACAAATCTGGCTGTTTTGCTTTGCGGCATGTTTGGCACCCCGCTGCGCGCTGAAATTGAAGCGATGGCGCGTGCAAGCTGGAAGATCGTCAAGCGCAACAACCTGCGCATCCAACCGCTTGGAATGCCCCTTGCGCTGCCTGGATACCGGCGCGGCAACATCATCGCTGGCTACTGATGCTAGCCACATACGGCCCCGGTCTTTGCGAGTTGATTGCGGGGCCGGTGCAGAGGCGTGCGCGCCATCGCGTACAGGTTGAAACGATACAGGCCGCGCTTGATATGGTGCCGCAGATTGATTGCCCCGTGCGCCATTACTTTGCGCCCGGGCTGTATGCGCGTGAGTTCACTATCCCGGTCGGCGATGTGCCGACTACCGTAGTCGGCGCTGTGCACAAAACTGAAAACCTAGCCGTGCTGTCCAAGGGCCGAATGATTCTGGCAACCATCAACGGGCCGCTAGAGATTGAAGCGCCTTACACCCTGACCGTGCGCCCTGGGGACAAAAACGCAGTACACGCGCTGCAGGAATGCGTCTGGACAAACTTCTTCCCGAATCCTGACAACGAAACCGACCCGGACGTGCTTATCGAGCGCCTAACCGAATCGCTGGCCTCCGACCTGATCGGCGGGCACACCAATAAACAACTTGCCGCGAACAAAGCGGCGGAACTGGAGCGCTGATATGTCTGCTGGACTTTCTGCTGGTGCTATTAGCCTGCTTGGCGCGGGTGCGTCTGTTTTCGGCGGCTTGATGGGCGCTGATTCCGCAGGCGACGCCCTGCGATCGCAAGAAGCCGGGGCGGCACGCGCTGACGCCACGCAGCGGTATCAGTACGACACCACGCGCGCCGACAATGCCCCGTTTCGCCAGACCGGCGTAGCAGCCAATAACCGGCTGGCGCAATTGATGGGATTGGGTGGTGGTGGTGGTGCGATGACCCGCGAACAGATCCGCGCGCAGCTTTCCGGGCAGTTCGCTGGCGGCGGTGGTGCATCAACTGGGAGCGCACCGTTGCCAGCATCTATCGCTGGCCGCCCCGGTGTTACTCAGGCGGGGTATGACTACTTTCGTCAAGCCAACCCACAAGACGCGGACAATATCGCGGCCTACCTTGGCAGCGGTGGACAAACCGAGGGGCCGGACGGGGGAGGCGGGCAAACCGTGCCAATACAAGCCCCTGAGTGGTTTACCGCGCGGCGGTCTGGACAAGGCGGCGAAGCGGACTTAAACGCAGCCGTAGAGGCCCAATTCGCACAGCAGCAGCAAACACAGCAGCAAGCGCAAAGCGACCCGTCCGACGGCCCCATGATGCGCAATTTCAGCGCGCAAGACTTGCGTGATGACTCGGTGCTAAACGCATCAGAGGGCTACATGCAACCGATGCGCGATTTCAGCGCGCAAGACTTGCGTGATGACTCGGTGCTAAACGCATCAGAGGGCTACATGCAACCGATGCGCGATTTCAGCGCGCAAGACTTGCGTGATGACTC